GCCCTCACGGCACGGAGATGAACGAGACCATCACGCTCGACGTCAGCAAGTTCACGTCGGGCACCCACTACACGCCGGCGACCGCGGCCATGCCGTACAACTACTTCAAGTCCGGCCTGCCCCTCGGCAAGATCACCGCAAGCGGCCTGTACGGCCCCTACGCGTCCGGTGCCTCCGACGGCACCCAGGTCCTCGCCGGCGTCCTGGACACCGAGACCGCTTTCAACCCGGCCGTCACCAAGGTCGGCGGCGCGCTCCGCGTCCACGGCTCCATCGACACCGCGAAGCTCCCGGTCGCTCTGACCGTTCCCGCGGCCGCGAGCCGTACCGACAACCTCCGATTCTCCTGAAAGGGGTGAACCCGAATGCTTGACACCCTGCTCAGGGACATCGACGCCACCGAGATCAACGCCTTCGCCCGCGCCGTGCAGACGCCCGCGGACTACGCGCTGACCCTGTCGGTGATGCCGGAGAAGACCATCAACTCGGTCAAGTTCCGCATCAAGAGCACCAGCCGGCGTGTGAACGCGGCCAAGTACCGGGCGTGGGACGCGCAGACCGCCGTCGCCACCCGACAGGCCACGAAGATCGTCACTGAGGGCATGCTGCCCCCGCTCGGCCAGAAGTACCTGGTCGGCGAACTCGAGCAGATCCTCCTCGACACCAGCCGCGGCGCCGACGCCAGCGAACTGGTCGAACTGCTCTACCAGGACGTCGCTGCACACGTGCAGTCCATCAAGTCCCGCCTCGAGCTGGCCGTCGGCGACCTGCTCACCGACGGCAAGTTCACCCTGTCCGGGGAGAACGGCCTCACGGTCGAGTACGACGCCGGCGTCCCCACCGCGAACATGCCGACCGCCGCGACCGCCTGGTCCAACCCGGCCGCCGACGCCATCGCCGACGAAATGGCGTGGATCGAGGTCCTGCGCGCTTCGGGTGCCCCGCTCCCGTCCCGCGTCGTCACCTCCTACAAGGCCCGCGCCCTCCTCGCCGGCAACAACGCCTACCGGCAGGCCTTCTACGGCACCAGCGCCGCGAACATCCCCACCGGCGTCCTCGCCCCCAACGAGGTCGACGCGGTCCGCGCCCGCTACAACCTGCCGCCCATCGAGGTGTACGACGTCCAGATCCCCAAGGACGACGGCACGATGGCCCGCCCCCTGCCGGACAACAAGTGGCTGATGCTGCCGCCGAACCCCACCCAGTGGGGCGAGACGCAGTACGGCGTGACCGCCGAGTCCCTCGTCCTGTCCTCCGGTGGCAACCCGGCCATCGAGCGGGAAGAGGCCCCCGGCATCGTCGTCACCCACGGCTACACCGACGACCCGGTCACCGTGTGGACGAAGGGCGCCGCGGTCGCGATGCCGGTGCTGTACGTCCCGGACATCCACATCTCGGCATCGGTGTTCTGATCATGGCCGCCGCCAAGCTCGCAGCCGCCGTGTACGTCACCGACCCCGAGTCCCACCAGACGGTGGTCCTCGAGGCGGGCAGCGAGCCGGAGCCGCGCCTGGCGGCTCTGGTCACCAACCCGGCCGCCTGGGAAGGCGGCCAGCTCCCCGACTCCACCGCGACGGCGGGGGATGACGAGGAGCCCAAGCAGGCCGCGAAGAAGACTGCGGCCCGAAGGCCGGCTCGGGGCCGGAACGCCGCTGACGAGGGCACCAGCGGCGAATAGCGGAGTGCGGGCCCGCCCCACGGTGGGGGCGCCACAGGCGGGCCCGCACCCGCACCCCCTTCCCACGCCCCGACCACCGCATGGAGGCAGCACGTGGACACCGCAGTACAGCACTGGCTGCTCGCCCAACTCGGCACAGACACCGACCTCGCCGACCTGACCGCCCGCTACACCCGCCTCGGAACCGCCCGCAAGGTCGCCATCGAGGTCCTCCGTGAGCGGTACGCGGCACTCCGCGACCAGCCCACCGCGGTCACCGTCACCAACGTCGTCGCCATCAACCAGACCGCGAACCTCGCCGCCTACGAACGGCAGATCGCCGCCCTCGAGGCCGGCGAGTCGCCCGCCCCTGACGAGGAAGACACCGGCGGACCTGACGCGCTCGGCTTGATCCAGCTCGTGGAACGGCCCCGCCGATGACGACCACTGTCCAGCAGCGAGACGACCGGGCCGAACTCGTCGCCCTCATCGGCGCTGCCACCGCTGAACTGGTCCGGCAGTGGCAGCGCCTGAGCACCGCCCAGGACCGGCTGCTCCGCACCCTGGAACGGCTCCGTCCTGCCCGCGGGGCAACCACTCAGATCCGCGGCATCATCGCCGAGTTCAACCGGCAGGTAGGCGAGTTCGACCGGCTCGCCCGCGCCCTCGCTGTCCGCTGGGCCGCCCAGGACCTGCCCATCGCCTACCGCGACGGCGCCCTCCAAGCGCTGCGCCGCGCCAACAGGGACGTCGCCCTCTTCACATGGACTGCGGACCACCAGGCCGCCCTCACCGCACTCACCGCGACCTTCTACGCCGACCTCGTCGGTCGTATCCAGGAAGCCGTCCGCCGCGCGCAGGCCTTCGCCCGAGCCGCGCAGGACGCCACCCGTGAGGTCACCCTCGGCCGCAACCACGCCGGGATCGACTCCGCCCGCCTGATCGCCGACCACCCCCTGTCCACGATCGTCTACCGGGACTCCTCCCGGCACCCGGTCAAGGACTGGGCACACTCCGCTCTCACCTACCAAGGCGCGGTCACCGCCAACACTGGTGCGCTCAACACTGGCCGCCTCGAGCTGGACGCCGCCTGGTTTCAGTGCGTCGATGGCCCGGAGTGCGGGTTTCAAAATCACGCCGATACAGATCACGCTGACGGCACGATCCGCTCTGCTGAGGATGCTGAGACGTTCCCCGTGGCTCACCACGGTTGCATACGGTCCTGGATCCCCCGCCCCGACCTCAACGGCCGCCGCGGCCTCGTCTCCGGAGATCCCGCATGAGCGCCCCCACCGAGCCGACCGCGCACGGCGTCCACATCGAGGCCCAGCCCGGCCACGCCACCATCAGCATCGACGGCAGCCCCCTGCCAGACGGACAGGTCGTCGGCTACACCCTCGAGCACGACGTCGCCAACGCGCTGCCCATGCTGGTCCTGCACGTCCGCCAGCCCGAAGGTGCCGCCTGGGAGGGCCTGGCCCGGGTCGCGGTCGCCGACCCGCAGCAGGACGTCGGCGAGCAGATCGCCTCGTTCCTCGCCAACATCAACCCGGCCGCCCTGGAAGGCGCCGCGATCGAGCGGGAAGACCTGGCCGACGAGCGGTACGGGCTGACCGCGGCCATGCTGCGCACGCTCGCCGACTGGGCGCAGGGCAGAGGGAGCAGCTGATGGCCGGCCTCGACAACGCCCTTGCCGGGGTCGTGAAGTGGATTGGCGTCAATCTGCTCATCGACACCGTCCGCATCACGCTGCCGCCGACCGGGGAACCCGTCCTCAACGAGATCACCGGGGAACTCGAGTACCCGGCGGGAGAGGTCTTCTACGAGGGTCCGGGTGCGGTGCAGGGCGGTATCGCTCAGTCCGAGGTGTCCGCCATTCCCAACGCTGGGCAGCCGTGGGTGCAGGAAACGACCTCCCGGTATCGGCTCATGACGCCACTTGCGGCGCCGATCGCCCCGAAGGACGCCATCGTCACCGTCGTCCAGGTTCACAACCCGGGGCGCGCCGACCTGATTGGCCGGTCGTGGATCTGCCAGGACCCGGGGATCGCCGCCACCACCGAGGTCGTCCGGATCACCGCCCTGGACCAGAACCAGGTCGCTGGACGGGAGGTGCAGTCGTGACCCCGGAGGAACTCGCCGACCGGCTCGAGCGCGCAGCCACCCGTATCGGGCCGGCGATCCGGCGCGGTGTAGAGCACACCGGCACCCTCGGTATCGCCAGGATCCGCGGCAACGCCTCCGGGAGGCCCGGCCCGAACGTCATCACCGGCGCCTACCGCAACTCGTGGCGACCCGAGGTGCACGCCCTGCCGCACGGGGCGATGTGCACGATCGGCACCGACCTTCCGTATGGCCGCCGCCTGGAGTTCGGGTTCACGGGCACCGACAGCCTGGGCCGGA